ACGCAGCCGTCTCGACCTGATGCTGCATGGGCTTGTAGCGGCCCGGCCAGTCGTAGCGTTTGGTGATGGGCGAGGGCACATCCTTGACACCTAGGTTGCGCAGCACCCGCGCCTCGTCCAGCCCCCAATACACAGCAATCTCATACCCACCATCGACAGGGCGCACCTTGTGCTTGGGGATGATGCTGTACTTGTGAGGGTTGCGTGTCTTAAACAGTAGCGCCTTGTTCTCAATAATCTGCACCTGCTTCTCCTTGGTCTTATTTGTTATCGCCTTGATTGGCGCTCTTGCTGCGTAGTCTGAGGTTGCCCGGCGTCGTCTTGCCGCCCTTGCGTAGCGGCACCTTGTGGTCGATGTCCTTGCCGCTGCGGTCAACGCCCTTCTTGTCGTAGAGCCTGCGAGCCTTCTGCCGCTCCAGTTGATCCTCGGTCTCGCCGGTCTTCTTCTGCAGCTTGTAGGCGTGTTTGTAGTCACGCTTGCCGTTGACTTGTGTCATGGTGTGCCCCTTACTGTTTTTTCAAAGAGATGTTGAAGTAGTAGTTCGGGGTGCCGGTGATCGGCTTCGCAGTGAACCCCATCTGTTTTAGCCCCTCGATGCAAGCGTAGTTGCTGATGTACGTGCCGGTATCGCGCTCAACGATGTGCTTAATGCCGTAGCTGGTTATGCGCCTGTTCAGCGTTTTGCGCTGGGTGGCGTTGCCTTGTTTAACCCACTCCATGACTTTCGCCATCTCAACATCGCCTACGCCCGTCACTCTGTCTTCAAACAATTCCATGATGTCCTCTCAATGCTTTGGGTTGAACTCGCAGCTAGTCACTTGGCACCAGCCGCACAAGGGAGTCTGGGTTGGGTTCCAGATGTTGTTGTCGAAGCACGCCTCAAGCCGCGCTATACGCTCACGGTAGCGCCACCAGTACTCATCCTTCTGATCACGCGACATCGACATCTTGACCATATCGTTTTTCACAATAAAGAGCAATGCCGAGTTGACCTTGCGGATGTGCGGGAAGTGCTCAAGCACCATGAGTGACATGAGCACAAGCTGATCGCGGTCTGGGTATTTGTTATTGCCGGTTTTCCAATCGCCGACCCATGCCGTCAGGTTGTCGTCGTCAACGATCAGGATGTCGGCAATGCCGCGCACCCACACATCGTCAGCTTTCCATCCCGTGGGCTTGAGGTCTGCGGTCAGTGCCATCTCAAACTCGGCCAGCTTGCGTCCGGGCTTCTGGATCATGGCGTCAGCCACATCCTTGAACTGCGCGTACTCAGGAGGAATCTCCTTGCCGTCCCGGATGTACAGCTCCAGCGCCTCGTGCACCTTGTTGCCGTAGCGCGTTGCCTCTGTCTCTTGAAACGGGTAGTGCTTCAAGACCTTGACCTCGTGGTACCTGCGGGCGCAGCCTTCAAAGTCTTTGAGGGAGCTGTGTGACCAAGTGATCTTTTTCATTTGAATTTTGCGGAGGTGATTGCCCTAGACAGGCGGCTGGCAAAGCGCGACACAAACTTCTCGTTCCTGTACATGGTGCTACCCATGTCGTAGAGGATGGCGTGAGTTAGCTCGTGCCAGAAGGTGTCGCTGACTTCTGCTTTTGTGTACGGCTTGTTGGTGGTGTTGCTCTTGACGGCAACCTCGATCTCCCCAGTGCCGTAGTACACGCAGCCCATCTGGGCGCGGCGCTGCATGGTCTCAACAATCTCTACCGAGTACCACCGGTCACCGACTTTGAGTTTCTTTGGCAAGTCCATCTGCTTCTCCTAGTTAATGTGTCTGTCCCATGCATCCACCTCTCGTGCGGCGCTGTCACCAATGAAGGTAACTTGCCCGCTTCTCCAGCGCGGTTTGCGTTCCCGGTACTTGAAGAAGTGCTCCAGTGTCGGCACCTCCTGCCCCAGCTTGCGGGCGTACAAGGCGGTGTAGTTGTTATTCAGCTTAAGTCCGTCCGCCTTGTTTGTCTCTAGCGCATGCTCGAAGCGCAGCACCTCGAAGAGTGCTTTCATTCCGTAGTGATCGCGCCCTGTCTGCTTGATCGCCAGCGCCAAGTCCTTGAGCCGCCGGTACACCCACGGGTGCTCGTTGTGGAATGCTTCAAACTGTATGGCAATCCTGTCGTCCATCTACTTCTCCTGTGGTTATTTGTTCTGCATGAGGCGGAGCGTTTGCGTTAGTATGCGGGCCTCTGCGGTCAGCTCCAACGCCTTCTCCTCTGCCTCTGCCAGCGTTGCGTGCAGGCACATGTCATGCACTTCCTTAGCCAGCCGCTCGATCTTCATCAGCGGCTCGGCATAGTCAATCAGTACGTCGTCTCTCATCAGTTCTTCGCCAGTCCATATCTACGGTGAACACCACCGTCAGCGGCCAAGGGTATCCCCGGCAAGTAGCTCGGCTCAAGTGTCATCTGTTCGATAATCCACTTGAACCCCTCTTCGGCCTCGCTGTCAGGTACGACAGCGATCTGTTCATCATGAACAGTGCCAGCCACGAAGTACCTCTTGGATACCCGTAGCATTCCGTCAGTCATCACAACCCGCGCAGTGCCCTGCACCACGTTGTTCGTGATCTTCCCACCGTACAAGGGCGTGGCCTCCGGCCCATACACCCACCGCTTGGCACCCTTGTCGTCCTTCTCTTGACGCAGATCGGGATACTTGATGCTCATGCCACTCGGCAGCACGATCTCTTCCTTGCGGAAGGTGATGCATTTATACACGAACTCCTCGCCGCCCGCAAGGCAGCGCACCATCAGCTCCTCCATCATGCTCCAGAAGGTCTTGACGGGCCATGCTGCAGCGCGGTACTTCTCGATAATGGCCTTGGCTGTGAGGCAGTGGATGAGCAGCTCCGCCTCGGTGCAGGTGTGGGGTATCTCCTGCATCCGTGCCACATGCTCGTCGTTGGTCAGGAAGGCTTGTATCTTGTCCGCCGTAACGCCCAGCTTCTTGGCGTCTTGCTTGGTGTAGCGCAGCGGTGGTGCGCCTAGGAACCCCACGAGGAGCTGCTGCGCGAAGCTTGCCCACCCAAGGCCGTAGCCTGCACCAAGCAGCGCCGACTTGGCAGACTGCCTCTCCACTGGGTGGCTGTCCTTGGTCATGCCGGGGATGTTGAACATCTGCGCACCAAACTGGGCGTACGGGTCACCCTTGGCCCGGAAGATCGCCAGCAGCTCCTCGTAGTCAGCCAGCCACGCCAGCACACGCGGCTCGATCTGAGACAGGTCACCCACGGCCAACTGATACCCCTCCGGGGCCATGATGGCCTTGCGCAGGAAGCTGCCGCGCTTCAAGTTCTGCATGTTGATCGCACTGCCCTTGCTCGCCGTCCAGCGTCCCGTCGATGCGCCGAAGTAACTGAGCGGCACAGGCAGGGTGCCACGCGATGCGATGTTGTAGAAGCGCTGGGCACGGGTGCGTTCGGTGGTGGACTTGACCTTGAGCCTTGCGTCGCACAGCGCCGAGATGTCAGCACTGTCTGAGTTGAGAAGGGCTTGGAAGAGGGCGTCGTTCTTAGCCAAGGCCAGTGCCTGCTTGCCGGTCGTCTTGCTCTTCTTCATCGGAGGCGTAACGCCCAGCTTCTGCAACGCCTGCGCGAACTGTTGGTTCGATGCCAGCACCTTCTCATCTATACCCAGCTTGGCCAGCAGCCCCTCCCGGTGCTCGCGCTCTTCCTCGATGGCATCGAGCAGCATGTTCTGATCCAGCTCCAACACCGGGCGGGTGTACATCTTGAGCGTCATGTCGATGAGCCGAAGCTCCTTGGCCGGGTAGCCAGCGCCCAGTCGCTCGAAAATCTCCTCGCACAGATACACATCGTGTTTGCAGTACTCAGCAAGCTCCTGCTCGATGTCCGGGGTAAGTTCTGCGAGTCCATCAGTGGAGTGAACAGCTTTACCCTTTGGTGGCAAGTCGAAGTCTGCTGCAAGCTTTGCCAAGGAATTCCCAACCTCCACGCCTCGCAGAGCGCGTGCCATTGATAGGGTGTCGAAGATGAACGCGGGGTGGACCCCGTATCGCCACTCCAGAATGGATACATCGAACTGTGCGTTGTGCGCAAGCACTGCGGTTCGTCCCCAATCGATTCCAGAAAAGTACTCAGGTAGGTCTGATCGTCCAACCCATCGGATAGGCTCGTCGCTTCCATATAGATGTGTGCAAACTCCAAAGCAAGTGAATCTCTTGTCACGGATGTACTCCTCTGTCGTCATCTTTGAGAGCGTGTAGTTCTTGCTGCTCCATCTTGTCTCAAAGTCAATGGCCAGAATCTGATCGTATGGTTTACTCAATTGAAGTTCTCCTTGGGCGGTGCGTCCCCCATCACCGTGTAGTTGATGTATTGGTCGGCGGTCGACAGCAGTGCTGCCGCGTCCATATCTGTGGCGTTGATGGCGATGACCTTCATCGGTTGGTTCTGCCCACGCCCGATCAGCAGCAGGCCGTGCAAGTCGTCATCGACGTAGCACTGAATGACTTCAGAAATCAGCATACGCAGATGCTGGTGTTGATCCGAGTCCATCAGCGACAGAGCGTGCTCCATCTCTTCAGCAGTTGATATATCAGTCATAAAAATCACCTTTCGTTTTCAGCCATAAAAGTCTCTCCTTGAGTTCATCGATGTTAGTCTCTCTGACCACAAACGCAAACCCACCAGCGGCATGGATCGCGGCCAGCTCCTTGTTCTGAAGCGCAGTGGTTATGCCCTTGCCTGCCTTGCACTCGATCCCAACGAAGCGTCCATTGCAGCAACAGATGATGTCGGGTATGCCAGCGCGGCCCATGCCCGCCTGAAACGGCGAGAAGTGGTAGATGCGCAGCTCGTCAAGGATTTTCTTGACGGCTGTCTTAACTTTTTTCTCTGGCGTGTCAGCCACGCGTCACCTCTCTGAGCTTCTGCATGTAGTGCCGCGCTTTGCCTGCATCGTCGCTGCCGTCCTTGCGCCCGGCCCGCATACTGTATTTAATAATATTTCCACGCAAGAACCCCCGAAATTCTTCCGGAGACAACACCGCCTCCATCACATGCCACGGTTGAATGGGCATGTCCTTGTAATGGTTGCCGCTGACTTGCAGGTCGTCAGCGCGGGTGCCGTTGAGTCCGTCTTCCAGTTTCATAGCCACGCCCTTTCAGCGTTGTTGATGGTTTCTTGCTTGTGCTTTTTGTGCAGGTACGCCAGCACCTTTGGGTCTGCTTTTTTGAACGGCCACCACTGGCCGCTTTGGAGCGCGTTTATTTCCAACTGCTGCGACGGCTTCCAGCGTCGTGAACCTGTGCGAGTTGGTGCAGATGCGTCGGCGGTAGACGGTTCCAGTGTTGTCATTGTTCCGAGTCTCCAGAATGATGGTTGTCTCACCACAGATGGGGCACTTCATGTTGCGTCCTTCTTATGTTTGCGTTTGGGCTTTGGCTCCGTGATCGGGACTTCTTTCGTGTTGAAGCTGTGGTCGTTGAAGCAATGTCTTCGTCTGATTGGTGTTCCATTGTCATCCTTGGTGTGTTTGACTTCAGTTGGCGCTCGGCACAGTGGGCACTTCATGCTTTGCTTTCTTTGCCGCCATGCAGTCAGCGCACACGAACTTGTGCAGGCCGCTTTTAATATCCAGATGCCCTCCTAAGGTGGGCTTGTCCTTCTGACACTGCCAGCACATCTTCCGTTTGTTTGTCCTGTGCATCAGGGCCTGATATGGGTTGGACGCCATGATGTTTTCCGCAACGTAGTTGCGCATGGATTTGCCACGCATCAGTCAGTCCCTTTCTTTGCCGCCGCCTCTCCAGCCTTGTAGCCCTCATAGAACCCAGCGTCCCACGCCTTGGCCCAGCAC